AGCTTATCTTCTACCGTCTCGATCACGCCCCAAACGTCTAAGCGGTTATTGCGCTTAGATACGACCAGTTTTTCAAATTCCGCGTAGTTCATTTTTCGGCTCCTTTCGCCATTTTGGCCAAAACCTTACCCACTTCGTTTTGAATATCCGCCAGGTTGGGTCCGATTATAGCCTTATCGTTTTCCACCGCTCGATTATAGGCTTTCAAGGTCGATATTCCGACATTCTTAGTCAGCCAATCGTCGAGCGCCGACAGTTCCTTAGTCGAGCGCACCCGCCCATCGGGTTCCGCGTACTCGCCGCCCAGTATCATCATAATAGACTTAATTCGTCTAATATGATTCGTTTCCCGCTTAACGACTAAGCGGATCATCTCTAAGCGCACGTAAGCGTCTATCATCTCCGCGCGCGCTTCATAATTAGGCTTTCCCATAAAGGCTCCTTTCTTAAAGATCAAGATTTCGGGCCATTAATATCTCCCAATCGGGGACCGTTATCAATTCTTCTTCGTGAGTAAAGGTTTTTCCTTTCGCGCGCGCCTCTACGAATGAAATGTAAGTGGCTAATCGGCTTTCTCCTTCGCCTTCTATAGTCCATCGAATAGTCTTAAAGATAGTCCACCCTTTCCGAAAGTAGCAGATTTCCATATTCTCAACCACAGGGCCATAAGCAACGGTAGAGCGGTAAAAAACCGGCTTATCCTTAATCGTTAAGCGCACGGCGCGCTCCCCATAGTAAGGCCCATCGCTAGTCGGGATCAAATCCCAAAATCGGTAGTTCAATTTCATAATAGGCTCCTTTCGTCTATTTTAGATACTTCTCTATCCAGTCTAAGGCTTCTTCTTTCGTCCACGGGTTATCCATCCGCTCTACGATATAACTACTTTCCAATTCTCCATTATACTCGATCCCGATTTCTAAGCCGTTCTTATCCGCAACCAGTATCCACTCGTAGGTACGGAACTTAGTCCTAAGCCGATAATAGTAAACCCTCCCATCGTCCCAAGGTTCTACGTTCAACCCTAAATCCCGATACGCAAAACCCTCATCGCAGATTTTTAGGCTCCATTCACGATCCTTAAGCTCTCTCCCTAGCTCGTAGGTCCGCGCTACCTGCTCGACGATAAGCCAATCGTCTCTAACCCCCATCGAATCACTCCAACCCCAAGTACCGTTCAGCTCTACTAAAGATAGAAGCCAATAGAGATTAACGCGCTCCCGCGCCTCTCCTAATAGCTCTCCGTACCGTTTAAGGTCCTTAGCATCGATACTATAAAGGTCCTCATCCTCTCCGCACTCCTTTATAAGCGCGGCAACTTCCGCTCTATCCTTTTCGGTATAGAGCGGAAACTCTTTTTCAATTTCTTCGATTTTCATAATAGGCTCCTTCGATCTACTTTGATTTCTTCGTTACTAGGAAAAGATAGGCCACCCGTAACGAGCGCGCCTTAGTCCAATCGTGGTTAACGCCGTCTACGATAGCGAAGGCGTGCCGCGCCTTACTCGTAAGGGCTAGATAGCTCTTTCCGTTTTTCCAAAATGCGGGTATCCGATCTGGATGGTGCGACGTTACGAATTTAAACGCGCCGACCCATCGAGCGGGATAGCTCGCTAGAACGTCATCGATATTAAGACGCTTAAGCCGATAACCGAAGTGGTCTAAAACGTCTCTAATAAAATCGGGTCGGGTCCCTTTCCTTTTCTTACGATTAGTCAGCGTCTCAAAAGCCTTCGCAACTTCCTTATAAGGCTTCCCCGTAAGGACGGCAACCGCTAAGGGTCCGCAATGGTTCCAATCGCCTTCGTCTATTCTAGCGGTCTTATTAAGCCGCGTATAAACGGGGCTCAAAATCTTATCTTCGGGTCTAATACTAGGCATCGTAGGCTCCTTTAGTCTAGGTTATCGGGTTTTAATCGAGAACATATTCCCTAATAGATTTTTATACGTTTTCCCTTTCTTTCCCCAACCGCAATTCTCGCAAAATAGCTCATACGGCGTAACATCGTAAGATCGATCCTTCGGGTGGGTAGGATCGGCGATGGGCTTTTCTTCGTACCGTCTTACTTCCTTAGCGAAGCATTGAGGGCATTTCGTTTTCTTCTTCATCGTAAGCTCCTTTAGTCTAGGTTATCCGATAGGATCGGCGGCGGGTCGTAGAGCTTACCGCGCGCCTTTACTTCCTCTATAGTAGTAAGGAAAGTATCGGCCCAAATTCTAAGCTCCTTAATAGGTAGGATCGGAGCATCGACCGTATAAGTCTCTACTATCCTTTCTCGATCCCAAATCCAAATCTCAACGCCGTCTTCATCTAATACGATAGTAAAGCCTACTCGCTCTCCTATCGACATCCGCGCGCTCTCTTTCCAATTCATCGTAGGCTCCTTTCGTCTACGTTTAATAATTTTCATCCGCGTACCGAAGTTCATCGACGGTCGGCGCGCCGTTACGAAAACCGACCGCGCCGATTTCGTACCCGTACCGAAGTTTTAAAAAGGCGTCTAGGCTTCTCTCTTTCCTAGTATCGAAAGATAGACTTTTCCACTCTACGTTAGTTCCTTCTATTATAATAGAAAGAATATCGGAGAGTAAACCCGCCTCCCGAAAATCGGCTTTAATCTTTTTTCTAGAAATCATCTTAGGCTCCTTTCGGTTTTCGACCCTACTATTATAGTATCGGTCGAGTTAAACGAAAACTTTATTATTTCGATACTAAAATATACTAGGTCGAGTCCCAAAAGTAAAGGATTATTTTCGGTCTAAAATGATTAGGAGACAATGATTTACGAATTATTTTCGGAGTTAAACGGTCGAAGAAAGCCGACCGCACCCGACCGCCGCCGCTGGGTCGAGTTAGGACGGGTCCTATATAAAGTAAAAGATTTAATAAAATACGGGGATTATAGATATTAGGGGTCTTATTTTATTTATTATAGGACTTTATAGGGGACCCGACCGCACTCGACCCGCTAGGTCGAGTTATCCGCGCTTTTTACTAGGATCGATTTTGAACGCGCGTTATCTTAGGAGAAATTAAAGGGGTGCCGCCGAATGAAAAAACGGAAACGATATAGCGATAGCGAGAAAACCGAGATCGTAGATAAAGTGATCGATCTTATGAGCGAGTCACCGATGAAGGAGGCGTGCCGCTCCGTAGGGGTATCGGCTAGTAACTTTCTCAGGTGGAAGGATGGGGTGGATGATTCCGTTAAGGACCGATACGCGCGCGCGAGAATTGACTTCGTCGAACGTCTCGCGGCTGAAACTTTAGAGATAGCGGATGAAGTTATCCCCGTTAACGAAGAAAGAGGCGGGTTAGATAACGCCGCCGTTCAACGAAATCGTCTCCGTGTCGACACTCGAAAATGGCTCCTGTCTAAACTATCGCCGTCTCGATACGGAGATAAACTAACGCTAGCGGGAGACGAAGAAAACCCGTTAGCGATTTCTACGGTAACTAAGAAGATAGTAGACCCGAAGGACGATGATACAAAATAGACCTACAATGACTACATTAGTCGGCGGTCGTCGAACGTCGAACAGTAGACCTCTCAAGTCTACAATAGGTCGGCGGTCGTCGAACGTCGAGTGCTATGGTCTACGTTCTATGATAGACTCGTTGGGTCGGCGATTGACTCGGATCATAGCCAAGATAGGTCTACGTTGTTCGAGGATCATCGACTTTGCCGGTCTACGATGGGGGGTATGGGTTAAATCTCGCTTTCGACTTCAGAATCACGGTGTTCGATTTTTGCATAAAATCCGTGAAACTGAATTTCAAATTGTACCTGGAGGGCGTGGTGTCTAAAACGACAAAAAAGAGTTCTAAAGCCCCGCAAAAGAAAATAACAAAAGAGCAAAAAACGGTCGCAGCTCTGCGAGCGAAATACAAGAAAATGGGGCTCAAACCCAGTACTGTTGAATATCAAATCTTGATGCGTGAACATCGCAAAAAACTAGGCACTCATGAATTCTCGAAATTCAGAACAAAACCGCCGCCGAAAGTTCGCCCAAAGAAGTGGACCGAATCGGAAATAAATAAAACATTTTCTGATTTGAGAAAAAAGAAGCAACAAGAGGCAAAGGTTAAACGCATCAAGAAAAATTCAGTTGCTAAAGGGAAGCCCAAAGCAAAGGTTCCTAAAAAGGGAAAATGAGTCCCCGTAATCTTGATATTGATGTTGCGCGCGTCTTCGCTCCACTAGAAGAACATCACAGATACAAAGGCGCGTACGGCGGTCGTGGTTCGGGGAAAAGCCATTACTTTGGCAGCTCAATGATCGAAGAACACGTTTGCGATCCCAATACTCATAGCGTTTGCGCTCGTGAGATTCAATCTTCGATTAAGATGTCTGTTAAGCGCCTTCTTGAAATCAAGATTAAATCACTCGGCCTTCAAGACCACTTTAAGATTCAGGAAGCTGAAATTAGAAATCGCCACGGCGATGGTCGTATTGTTTTCCAGGGCCTTCAAGATCACACCGCCGATTCAATTAAGAGCTTTGAGAGCTTTGACCGCGTTTGGGTTGAGGAAGCACAGAGCTTATCTAAGCGCAGTCTTGACCTCCTGCGACCGACGATCAGGAAGGAGAATAGTGAACTTTGGTTCTCTTGGAACCCTAGATTTAAGACTGATGCGATTGATGTTTTATTCCGCACGCCGGGTGAGGAGCTGCCTGATGATTCCGTGATCGTCGAAGCCAACTATATGGACAATCCCTGGTTTCCTACGGTTCTGCGTAAGGAAATGGAATATGACAAGCGGCGGGATTATGATAAATATGTCCACGTTTGGTTGGGCGGGTACGAGCAGCATAGTGAGGCACGGGTCTTTAGCAACTATAAGATAGAGGAATTTGAGGCCCCTGCGGATGCGATGTTCAGGTTTGGAGCTGATTGGGGCTTTAGTATTGATCCCACCGTCATGATACGCTGCTATGTAATCGGTAAAAAGTTGTTTATCGATTATGAGGCCTACAAGGTGGGGTGCGAGATCGACGAAACCCCGGACCTGTTTTCTAAGATTCCTGAATCGGACCTTTGGCCTTGCCGTGCGGATAGCGCGCGGCCTGAAACTATCAGCTTCATGAAGCGGCACGGCTTCCCTAAGATGCACGCTGCGGTTAAAGGAAAGAACTCAGTTGCTGAGGGGATTGAATTTCTCAAGAGCTTTGATATCATCGTTCATCCACGCTGCGTTCACACGATTGATGAATTGATGTTATATAGCTACTTGATTGATCAGCAGACAGGGGAAGTGACTAATCGATTAGCGGATAAGAAAAATCATGTAATCGATGCCTTGCGGTACGCTTGTGAGGCCGCACGGCGCGCGTCGAACATCGTTGTGGTATCAGAGGATTACATGCCAAACCCTATTGCAAACCATTGGTAATATGAATGAACAAGAGTTGAAAATTCACGAAGCTGCGCTAAGACAGTTTGATCGGATTCAGGTGTCTTGCAAGGATGAGCGCCAACAATGTTTTGAGGATCGGCGATTTTATAGCATCGCTGGCGCCCAATGGGAGGGGAAACTTGGGGAGCAGTTCGAGAATAAGCCCAAGCTGGAGATCAATAAGGTTCATTTGGCGGTTATCCGTATCTTTAATGAATATCGGGCCAATCGCATATCGGTGGACTTCATAGGGCGTGGCGGTGAAACTGATGCCAAGTTAGCCGATTTGTTAGACGGCCTGTATCGAGCGGATGAGCAGGATTCTGATGCGCAAGAAGCGTATGACAACGCCTTTGAGGAAGCGACTGCTGGCGGCTTTGGGGCATGGCGACTACGCGCCGTATGGGAGGATGAGTTCGATCCTGAGAATGATGATCAGCGTATTGTTATCGAGCCTATCTTTGAAGCGGACGCTAATGTATTCTTTGATCCGGCTGCGAGAAAGCAGGACAAGTCTGATGCCAAGTATTGCTTCGTCGTGACGCCGATGACTATTGAGGATTATAAAGAAAAGTACAATGATGATCCTCAAGGTTGGCCAGAGACTATCAGTCAGCATTATTTCGACTGGTCCACGCCTGAGTATGTATATGTCGCTGAGTATTACAAGGAGGTATTGGCTCCTTATGAGTTGTATACATATCGGTTGATTGATGGGGAGGAAGAAAAATACAGCGAGATGGACTTTAAGGCCGATCCTGAGCTGAAGAAACGCTTGGAGGGTACGGGGAGCACGTTGATTCGCACGCGGACGGTTAAAAGACGCGCCATACATAAATACGTACTGAGCGGTGGCGGAATACTGGAGAATAATGGCAGGATCGCTGGCGAATTCATTCCTATCATCCCTATGTTCGGGAAACGTCTCATTAGTGGCGGGATCGAGCGGTGCATTGGCCACGTGCGGCTTAGCAAGGATGC